CTGTGATCTCTGCTTCAATGCGCCTGCGTTTTCCCCCTTAATTGTTCCAGGGGAGGCAGATGCTGTGCTGGGAATGGAGCCACTGGACGGAGTGATGAACGCCGCGTACTATCTCAAAGAAGGGGGCATGCTTTTGTTGCAGGCACAGACCACCCCTACCATTGACGAGGTTGTTCTCGTTATGACAGACCCCCGCCGCGAGGAGTGGAAGCAACAGCTTGCACAGCGCGGTGCCGAAATCCTGACGATTCATCCAGAGGGCGAGGATATGCGGGGCAGGAACTACTATATGCTGGGTGCGCTGCTGCGGGCATGTCCCCAACTACCTGTAACGGTGGACGCGGTGGAGCAGCAGCTTAGTGCACAGCCTGCCAATCTGGAACTGTTCCGCAAAGGACTTCACGCTGACATCAACGGATAAACAGAGTCCTTCTGCGCACCGCAAAACGCTGTGCGGGGGGACTTTCAGGAGGAAAGAGTATGGCAAAGCTGCACGAGGTACACCAGTCCCGTCAGCGGATTCACGTCATGGAAAAAATGAATGGCTGTGCAATATATGGGGCAGATTTGCATCTGCCCCATATGCTCTATGCAAAAGGGGTCGTAACTGGCTGCCCATATGGGGAGATTCGTGCGATTCACACGGAGGAGGCGTTGAATATCCCTGGCGTGCGTGGTGTTTACACGGCTGAAGATATTCCGGGGCACAATGGTTTCGGTGCCTTCTGCAAGGATGAGCCAATTCTTGCGGAACGGTATGTCAAATTTGCGGGAGATGTAGTAGCTGTGGTCGTAGCAGACTCCCCGGTCCTTGCGGAGCAGGGAGCTAAAGCTGTCCGTGTGGAGCTAACACCATTAAAGCCGGTTCTCACGGTGGAGGAGGCTTTATCTGGAGAAATCGTTATCAACCCAGCCTATCCTGATAACCTCTGCGCCTCGCAACATCTAATCAAGGGAGATGCTGCTGCAGCGTTAGCCCAAGCGGAGGTGGTTGTGGAGGAAACTTATGAAACCGCATGGGTAGAGCACGCCTATCTAGAGCCGGAGGCTGTTGTTGTGTTGCCGCTTGAGGGTGGCGGACTTGAAATGCGTGGCTCCACGCAAAACCCCTTCTTCAATCGAAATGTCATCTGCGAAGCCCTCTGCTTGACAGAAAAACAGGTGGTCATTCACCCTGATACGCTTGGCGGCAGCTTCGGCGGAAAGTGTGAACAGATTTCCGCTATGGCGGTTCGTGCCGGAATCGCGGCTCTGCGGCTGAATCGACCCGTCAGCTATGTGTTCACTCGTGAGGAATCTATTCAGCAGAGCCATAAGCGCCACGGTATTCGCACACATATTCGTCTGGGTGCGGATCATACAGGGATCCTGACGGCATTGGAGGCCAGAGCTGTGATGGACGGCGGAGCCTATGTCAACGAAAGCCCCATCGTCACTTGGAAATCCACCAATTGTGGGGCTGGCCCTTATCGTTTTCCTGCTGTCTACTATGAAAACAAGGCCGTTATGACCAACAATATGGTCTGCGGTGCCATGCGTGGTTTTGGAACTCCGCAGGCGATTTTTGCACTGGAAAGCGCTATGAATGAGCTGGCGCAGCGGCTACACATGAATCCTTTAGAGCTGCGGCGCAAAAACTTCCTGCGGAGAGGAGATACTACCGCCAGCGGGCAGCTTCTACAGGGGCATGTGGTCAGTATAAACACGGTTGCCCAGCGTGTTGCGCAGACCATTAGGTTTGATGAAAAATTTGAAACTTACTCCCACCAGACTGGCTCTATCCGACGGGGAGTCGGCATTGCATGCTCGATACGTGGTGTCAGCTTTGGTGCGGATTCCGAGGACGTTGGTAGAGCTAGACTTACCGTTTTGCCGGATGGCCGCGTAGAGGTGCGCTGTCCTATGATGGAAATGGGACAGGGGGCGGAAACGGTTCTGACGCAAATCTGCGCAGATGGCCTGCAGATCCCTCTGGAGCAGGTAAACTGGTGTCAGCCGGAAACAGCGCATTCCCCAGACACCGGTCCTGCCGGTGCTAGCCGTGGCACCTTTATCGGTGGAAATTCCATTTTGATGGCTATTGCTGCGCTAAAGGGGCAAATTGCTGCCTGTCTGTGTGTGAATAGCGACACGGTTTCTTTTTCTCACGGCAGAGTCTTTGTAGAGGAGCATCCGTATTCATGGGCGAAAATCGCCAGGCTCCTGTCTGCGCACGGCTGCCAAGATGCCGCTGCTATGTACAAAGTTCCTGATGCCAAATGGGACAATAACCGCTGTCAGGGCGATGCCTTTATCTCCTATGTTTATTCCTGCCACGCGGCGGAGGTGGAAGTAGATACCGACACCGGACAGGTCAAGGTTTTGCAGATGGTGGGCTGCCATGATGCCGGGCGGATTATCAATCCCCAGATGGCCGCGGGACAGGTCACCGGCGGCATGGTTATGGGCATTGGAATGGCACTGACAGAGGCGGTAGAGACTGATCCGAAAAACGGTATTATTCGGTCGGACAATTTTGATAGCTACATTCTGCCAACCGCCCGTGATGCCTGCAGAATGACGGTGTTCTTTGAGGAAAACCCTGACAATTGTGGCCCTTTCGGTGGAAAGAGCCTTGGAGAACCAGCCATGGAACCGGCACCGGCCGCTGTCAGCGGTGCTGTGAACATGGCGCTTGGCAGTGCCGGAGCCCTGCGAAGAATTCCTACCACCTTGGAGGATGTGTTTTTTGCGGCACATCCTGAATATAAGGGGGATGCTTGATGAATTTTTGTTCCTATCATCGGCCCACATCCTTGACGGAGCTGTACCTCCTGCTGGAACGGGAGAGGAATACGCCCTTGTTTCTATCAGGTGGCACGGATATTCTGGTACAGGATAGGGCAAACGGCAAATATGTCGGTAGAGCCGTCTATGATCTGACTGCACTGCCGGAACTGAAGGAGATTCGCCGGAATGATGACACCCTCTTGATCGGCGGCGAAGTTACCCACAGTGCTGTTGCCAATTCTCCGCTGGTGTGTCAGCTGGCCGGACCTCTGGCCGCTGCCTGTGGCATGGTGGGCGCGGTACAGCTGCGGAACCGGGCCACGCTTGGTGGAAACATTGCCAATGCCTCACCTGCTGGGGACTCTCTGGGGCCTTTGGCGGCATTGGATGCCGTAATCTGCACGGACTATCTTGGCTCTATGCGGCAGATTCCCATTACGGAATTGATCGAAGCCCCCGGCATACTGCGTCTCGACCAGAGAGAGTTTATCCGAGATATTCGGATTCCGGCACTCCCGGCGGATGCACAGTGGCGGTTTCGAAAAATCGGCCGCCGAGAGGCTTTGGCTATTTCCCGGTTGACACTGACACTGGTGTTGCGGCTGGCAGAGGACCTTAGCATCTCCGATTTTCGGGCTGCTGTAGGTGCAGTGTTCCCCCGGCCAATGCGATTTCCTGTCGTTGAGGGACAATTCATTGGTCGGATACTGACAGAGGACACTTGTTGCGAAATGGCAGAGGCAATTTCTGCAAAGATACCAGAAATCACGGGAATGAGAGCATCTACTCGCTATAAGCAACCGGTTACCAAACTGGTATGCAAGCGACTTCTCATGGAAATGGAGGTATTTTCTTGAACAGAATTCCAATCCACTGCAAAATCAACGGAGAACATTTGGAACTGATGGTGGATCCCAACCAGAGGGCGCTGGATGTTCTTCGCGATCAGTTGCGACTGACGGGGACTAAAGAGGGTTGCGGTGTAGGTGAGTGCGGCGCTTGCACCATCCTTTGCGGCGGTCTTGCAGTCAATTCCTGCCTGATGCCCGCTGTCCAGATGGACAGAGAAGACATTTGGACAGCTGAGGGTCTTGCTCAGCTGGAAATCGGACAACAACTGCAGAGAGCCTTCTCTGAAAACGGTGCGGTGCAGTGCGGCTTCTGCACGCCAGGTATGTTAATGTCTGCATATGCACTGCTGCTGAAAAATCCTAAGCCGGACGAAGAGGAAATCCGCATAGCTCTCTCGGGAAATCTTTGCCGCTGTACTGGATATGATCCTATCATCAAAGCAATCCAATGTGTCAGTACATGGAGAGAAAATGAAGGAACCACACTTTCTGAACAGGGGTAGCAAATACGAACAAATTTTTGGGATTTATCCGATTTGCTGCTCCTGTTTTGGCCCAGAATATCTTTAATTGCGGATGCTTTTCGTTGTGCTACATGCGCCAGTGCAGAAACAGGACACGATGAATAAGTAGTTATATCTCAGATTGACTTGTTCGGGTGGATCGTATCAATATCTGTGAGGATCAGTGCCGCTATTCCCCAAAAATCGATCAAATGCTGGAACGCATTAGTATTGGACCCGGCCCGAATAATCGTAATATTTCTGCACGTTCAACAGTACATAGGGTGTGGGTATGGACGGTTCCATTTTCTGCCGGGATTTTCCCTGGCAATCATTTAGAGGGCGCTGGAAAGCTGAAGGCTTCTGTATAAATAATCAAGCATCTCCCAGGTAGAACTGTGTATGACGAAAATTTCTGTAGTTACCGCGGTTGCGCGGGGCCACAGCTCACAAAACTGCACTTGGTAAAATGCAATGAACAAGTTGGTAACGCTAAATGGATAATAGGCAGACTACTATCGGAAAAATCCCCGGGGGCATTGCAGCGCAATGCCCCCGGGGATTTTTTATCAAACTTCGCAAATCTGGACAAAACCTACAAGATCACTCGGCTCCAACGGTTTCCCGTTTGACCGCCTGATGACTCTGCCCACTATCCTAAGTCCAACTAAGCTATGGCATTCCAACCATTGCGATGCAGTTACTTTAGAGTTTTGATTCTTTCGGAATATGAATCCAAGTTTATCAGACGTTATCAAGAAGATTGTTGTACAATATTGCAAGGGGGTTCCCACCATAAATTTACCAATACCAGACTGTCAGCTGCAAAAATACAGGGGATTTCTCCACCTGTGCTTTTTTATGAACGCAGAACTTACTTTCAAACTCCGCCCAAGAAGCGGGGGTATCATCAAACCATTGCCAAGTAAGGCCTACGCTCTCAATATCGTTCCAGGTCAGTCCGGAGATGATGAACTGCAGATGAGCTGGTTTAATCTGTTCTACCATTTTTCGGACTTGGCTCACATCAATATCCGCTAGGGTGTTCCCTTTCCCCAGGAACTCCAGAGAGAAAGCGTAGTCTGCCGAATGGACCACCACCCGGGCCTCATAGCCGGTCAAAGCCATGGCCAGCTGCCGGACCATTTCCGCGGTAGTGTTGCCGGCGGCCGTCATTTTGTCCCGCACGGCTGCCCGCCGGTCCGCCAGGGGCTTGGACTCATCCACAGCGATTCCATACTTCCTTTCCCAGAGATACAAGGACCAAGTGGCCGTCTCCACAAAGAACTGCTTGAGAAGGTGGTCTATCTGGGCTGCGGATATGCTGCTCTGTTTCTCCAGAGCCTCCAAAATGGCTGCTGTCTGTGGATGCCGGCAATATCTGTCCGGGACGCGCTCCCGGATTGGAAGACTGCTCATATTGCCGACCTCCTTATGTCTCCGTGACGTTCACAGTCCCGACCACCGGGACAGCCTCCGCGGCAATCGATACGACCGCTGTCTCGCCGTTTACCGTGAAGGAACTGTAATCCGCCACGCCGGGGCACTGCAGAAGGCAGGCTAGAAAACGGCTGTATGGGATCGTGACGGCCTGCCCAAAAGCCTGTTCAGCCAGCAGCGCGGAGATCGCCGTGGTCGGTTGATTGGTGACATTTTCCGTAGAATATCCTTCCAGCACGGTTACGGCCGCAGTCACCGGCAGCTCTGTCTCTGTCACGCTCACCACTGTCACCGTGGCGCCGATAGGCTTTTCGGCTTCGATATGGGCCGCGCCGGCGATCACCACCTTGATTGTACCGTTACTGGCCCAGAGCGGGATGCAGCTGGCATAGCTGACGCCAGCGGTTTCCTTGGCCCACTGGATGTAATGATTGGCGTTGCCTGATGTAATCGGAAGGCTAAGACGGTCATGGATGCGGGTGTAGAGGGCTACGTCGCTCTCCAGATCAGAGCCACCGGCGGCAGCTTCCAGGTTGGCCAGATCATTCACCCCGGGGACATTGACTGCCATGGAGGTGATGGATCCGGCCGGTACGTTGTAGTCCTCGCCGATATTCTCCGCCTCCACTGTGGCCACCGCCGTCTCATCCGTGATGGTAACAGCTTCCAAAGTCAAATACCGCAGGCCACTGTCAGGGGCATACACCGCCGTTCCCTCAGGGATCACGGTGCCGTCGGTTCCCGTGAAGGTCACCTCTATCCGGGCCTTGGTGCCGGGCTGGCGCACCATGCCCAGTTGGGCCGAATGCAGGTCCAGGTACTCTCCGCTGTCCGGGCCAGGGAACACGATAGGCAGGAGGCCGGACAGGAGCTGGGAGTGCTGCCAAAGAGCATAGGAGATCTGACTGATGAGGGTGTTGGTATAGCTCCCCTCGCGGGTATCAATCTCCACTCCGCTGGCTGTCAGAGCGGTCAGAATTTCTGCCTTAATGACTTCCGGCGTACGGCTCTCAAATACAGATAACTGCGTCATGGACGTGCACCTCCCCATAAATAGTTGTCAGGCTGAACGAGATCTGCAGCGCGCCGCTTTCGAAGGAATCGCTGATCTACGGCGGTGATGTATGGATTAATCATCAGGGCCTCCCGAAGCTTTCGAATGGCTTCGGACTGGCGGACTTCATCACCATAGGGCTGTCCGATCAGGCCGGATAAATCCTGCCTGTAGTCCGTAGTAAAAGCGTCGTGGGCGAACCGCTCCGTGTGGATACAGTTCCGGGCCCACACCAGCACGACGTCCGCGCCGGTCACATACACAGGTCTGCCGGAGCGCCAGATTGGTTGATCTTGCAGAAAATCCCAAGCCGCTTCCCGGGCCAGCGGCAGCGTGCCGGAAGCCGCCAATGCGGTATTCGGAGCTTCAATCATTGGGAACAGGCTCATCGGATACCTTCACCATCCTCTCAACCACATAGTAGGTCTGCCCGTCTGCGGAGCGGAGCAGCAGAACCTGATCGCCCGCATGCAGAAGGGAACCATGAGTGATAGGGGCTTCCTTTGCTGTCTTGCCTTCCACAGTTTCCTCCGGGCGAATTACTTGGCACGTACCGGAAGAAAGTCCGCATGTACAGGTCCCTTGAAAAGCTTTCTGTGGAAGCTCTGCCGTCAGAGGCCAGGATAAGCCTGTCAGCTGTTCCTGCCACCCTGCGGTCAGATGCTGGGCTATGAAAAGATCCTCCAAGTCCAGATCCAACCCGTCGGCCCGAATCTTCAGCGGGGAGGTGGCGAGCACCTTTCCCACCGCATACCAGGACGGCACAGCCTCCGAGGCCTTCCGCCCGAAATATTCATTCAGCCCCACATAGGGGTCTCTTGCGTTTTCTTTCATTCGATCTCACTTCCTGCGCTGGCCGTCGCTGCCACGTTCCGGCAGTTCAGCGTCAGCATGGTATCGTAGTTGTGGTTCTTCCACGTGTGAACATCCGCATCGATCCAGAAGATGCCCTCCAGTCCGGTTTTGTGCTCCCGGACCACCACGGTCTCCCCGGTGATGAGGGATAAATCTCCCAGCACATGCACCGTCACGGTTCTCTGCTGCTTTCCGTCCTCCAGCAGGCGCTTTGCCTGGTTGATAGTGTCAGAGTGGTCGTTCTGGGTGACGTGGGTTTCCATGACGCCCACCAACTCCTGGGAGGCCGCGTCTCCCAGGAGCCGCAGAAAATTCCCGTTTTTGTCGTAGATGGCCACAGAGTTGACCACGTTGGTGGCATCCTCTGTGGTGGTAGCGTCCATCAGGTTCCCCGCCGCTTTCAGCACCAGACTGGAGGCACTGACCGTCCGTTCTTTGACCAGCAGCCCCTCCGGAGTGTACCGGATGGCGTATTGCGTTCCGTTTTTCTCCGCTGCCAGGGACCATACTGTGACGATGGCCTGATTAATCTTCACACTGGAAAACTTCCGCCGTAGCGAAATGCCGGTAGTGGGCAGGGA